CGTCTTGGATATCGGGACGGCCAAACAAACGGTCTGTAATTCCGCTCTGCCAGCTTACGATAAACAGTAAAAGTAGTCTGAGGAGTCCCGAGATACATAATACGGCTATCGTCTTTTGGCGTAAGGATAGATTCAGCTTCGGTACATAGTTGTAAAAGTTTTTCACGCATTAACTCCGTCATACTGTTACCCGGTACTTCGACGTCATCTAGTACAATTAAGTCTGCACGAGATCCCGTCAACTGACCAGTAATACCCACTGACTTAACAGAGGGTGCTTGGTGTGGTGTACAGTTTACATCGAAAGATATACGAGACCATCTGCTCTCATCTGATCTAGGTTGTAAATATGCAAGCCACGGTGTGTCTATAATTAGTTTCTGTAAAAAGATAGACATGTTATCTGCACGTTCTTTCGACGCAGAGATAATCATGATCTTTCTTTCGGGGTCATTAAATAAAGTCCATAGAACAAAAGCACCAGTAATCCAGCTCTTACCAACTCCCCGAAATGCCTGTATCTGTAGTCGCTTGGGACCATTCTGCAAGTAATCTGCAATAGCATATTGTGCCCTCGTAGGTTGTGGTAGATTCAGCTCCTCCCACAGTGCCTGTAGGAAAAGCTTAAAATCTTGTTTAAGGGCGGTTATAACTTGGTTATCATTCATGGTAGCTCAAATATTAGTTTCATCTGTTCAACAGGAGATAATTTTACATCCCTATGAGTTGTTGTTTTTAATCTACGAAAAGTAGCAGTAGTAGGTATTATTGCGTCTGACGGAAAATTAAATATTTTATATTGACTAAGATCATCAAACCTACGTAAATTAATTTTATGTTGCTCTTTAGTTATTTGAGTAACATAATAAGCTCGCTGACCTCCATACTTTGCAAAGATACTATTATAGTTTCTAATAAAGTAAAGTAGTTCTTCCATTTCTAGTTTTTCTGCATCTGTTAGCTGTGGGTACAACTCTATTTCTTCTACCACATCTCTGTATCTAGGATCAGTTAAACGTTCTTGTCTAATAGCTTTTTTAAAATCAAGAAGAGTATCTTCGATTTCATAATGTACAGCTTCTTGTGTATATTCTGCTGTTTTTTGACCAGATAAAGCTATATCTGTTCCGGGTTTAACTATAATAGGTTTACCATCTTTACCTCTAACTACACCTTTTCCTATTAGAATTTTACCTTTAGATACATACTCCTCTAGCATATCAGCCAACTTTCCGGGATTACCAGATAATGGATTTTGTCCAAATATGACATCAAGTTGCTCTAAAGCTTCAGTATACAGTTGTCTATTTCTAGCAATTATTCTGTTAAAATCTCTGTATGCAGCAGGCCAATTCTGTTCGGGATTTTTAAAAATAAGAGGATTCCACTTTGCCCAAAACTTTTCACCTTTTTGACCTATTTCATTTGCAAGAAACTGGTCATGTATTATACGGTGAATATGTTTAGGAACCTTTCTTCCAAGTTTTTCAAGGGCTTCTTTAGCATCTACAAAAGATTTAATTGGTACACCTTTTGCAGTTGATGGTGCTCCACTCGGCAAAGCTACTAAATTATCCTTACCTTCAACCATGGGCTGACCGGGAAAGTTACCATATTCAGCAGCTACTTTTATTTGTTCTTTCCATATTTGACCCATATAAGGTATTCCAAGAAAAAACTCAATACCAATTACTGATGGAGAACCATGATGTAAGTCTGCTCTAGCATTAAACTTTGCATTGTATCTTTGTAGATCTTTATTTAGTTTTGAGTTCTTTTTTCTTTTTTCCGAAATAAATGAACCTTTAACACCTTGGTTAATATCGGTTAGTAATAATTGAGCTATCTCTCTTCTTACGTTAGAACTTGCAATGTTTCTAAATGTGTCTTCATCCATGATCCATTCACCAAACTCGTTACGTTTAGCACCATGGGTACTCATTTGCCTATCAAACCATTGAGAGTAGTTTTCATCTTTACGACGAGGTGATAAACCACCCATTCCTGTATCACCTGTATTTATAATTGCTAAAGGATCACCTTTTTGCGTACCTATACGTTCTTCTGGTGGTATATATACAGTAGGATCATCTACACCTTCGCCTGCTTGTATTAGTCCAGCATTAGTTCCGGGATTGATTGTTTCAGTCGGTACTATAGCTTTAGTTTTTAAGTTAAGATAGGCTTCAGCTTTTTTATAACTAATTTTGTTTTTCTTAGCTACTCTGATGATATCTTGTACCTTAACACTAGGCATATTAAATACATCATCTACTTGGTCAGTTATGTTAACTATTTTACGTGGTACTTTACCTACTGACTTAGGAGAAGTAAAAGGTTCTATAGTTTGAGTTATACCTAAGTGTTTAGGTTTAATTTTAGATATACCTTTAGCTGCTGCTCCAGCTGCAACAAAAGTAAGAGGTGTAGATATACGTTCATCTATCTGTGTTACATCACTTATCTTACTTAGTGCAGCTCCAACTGGTTTTAATACTGGAGCTATAGTTTGACCTACCTTGTCTTCTATCTTTTGTGTAAACTGAGATACTTTACCTAGTTTACCTTCTCGACTAGCTTGGTTTATAACTTGTTGTCGTTCTCCGGATAAATCAAAAAATCTACCAACAGCAGATTCTTCTAGATCATCCATAAACTCAGTACCAAACTTTTCCCTGTCTTCGGGAAACTTTGGTCTATTCTTTTCTCTGTTGCTTGTATAAGCGTTCATTTAATATGTGATAAAATTGTTTGTTCTCTATCTGTGATACCGAACGTCGACCTCATCCAGTCCAGCCAGTTTTTACTACCTTTTTCCTGATTGCATCGCCTACACGACGGGACAACATTCGTTGCCACATCTTCTCCGCCCCTACATTTTGGACGTACGTGGTCAATGGTGAGTTTTTGTAAATCATAAGTTTCTCCGCAATAAACACATGTACAATTGAAGTGCTCTTTAATGGCTCTTCTCCAGAGCCGTTTAGATTCTGAACTTGTCATGGTTATTAAATTGTGTAAATAGTGATCAGGGTTTGGTAGTAATGGTGTCATTAACGTCTTGTTGCTCCGCCTCTTCCTCGGTTTGTTTTACGTTTCTCCGCAACAATCTTGCCACCTTTATGTGACATATCAGTTTGTTTACCGGGTTTACGTTTTCTACGTATCTTCATGAGTTCACGTCGATACGCTCTTTTAGCTGGCGTATTATTAATACGAGCTTGAGCACGCCTACGTTTAAGACGTGATTTTTTATTTCGTCGATAGAACCTAGCTGTTCTACCGGGATTGGGGCTAAGTGCCGGACCGGTTCTTGCCATATAATCTAGATTTGACTAAAGATGGATCTACTTTTGGTATAACCGAAGCTAATCGGTCTAGTGGACTGCCCTCAAGAGCAACACCTGTTATGTCATTAGTTTTTAACCAATCACATGCTGCTTTTAAATCTTGAGTTTTTGCTTCTCCACATTTTATCAAACGTAAAAATTCTTGTGTAACAAGGTAGTGAAGCTCGTTAAAACTTTGTTCGTCTGCTTTTTTAGGTATTACCCTTGTTGTTTCATTCATAATTAATATTTAATACATAACGACATTTAATATTTGTAGACCAGACGCCTGCGTGTACTGCTGTGGTTGGAGCAATTACACATCTGTTTGCTTTTGACTCTATAAAAGGACCGTTTTTAAATTGAGTTCCTCCGTTATTAGAGTTTAAATAGACAATAGAGGTTTTACCATGTTTTTGAAGATACTCACTCCAACTGTTATCTATATGCCAAGCTCCTTGATAACGTTCTTTTTGACCAAAGGTACAATTCAATCGCATTAACCAAAGTTTTTTAATCCCTAGTAACTCATGAATTTTTTTTATCTGAGGTTCTAAATGTAAATAACAATCAGATACTTCGCAAGAATTTATGTATCGTTGAAACATTATTGCTTGCATTTGCTGCTCTGCAAAGTTATTGTTATATGCTTCACTAGCAAATGCTGTATGACCTATTCCTACAAAATGAGGAGAGCATATTGCATGTTTAGTAAACTCATTAAAAATTTCTAAAGGAAGAAAATTATCAATAATTTGTATTTTAGGTTTTTTCTTTTGGGTGGTTAAAACTTTCATTTATACGTCTAAATTTTTCTTGACTAGCTCGACTAGCTTGTCGTCTACAGTATTATCTGTTGACTTTGCATATGCCTCTAATAACTTGACTATCAGTTCTTTAACTGCTTTAGTTTTAATAAAGGCAAATAAGATTGGTTTTACTAATGTAATCATGATTCGGTGGTTTCAGTTGTTTTCTTTGCAGCTGCTTTTTTCTTTTTAGTTGCAGCTTTTTTAGCAGCTTCGTCACGATCTGCTATTATTTTTGATAGTGTACTCATTTAAAATAATCCAAATTTCTTTTCTTTTTTAGGTGGCTTGACTTTAACTATAGGTACTATGTCCGAACACATCTTATAATTAGTTGAGCCGGGTCTATACATAAAACCTTTCTTCATTAAGTCTGCACACTTATGTGCTCGTGTAATCTCGTACTCGAGCTTCATTTTTTCTTCGTATCTCGCTGCCATCGCTTTACACTGCTTATATCCTGACTTATCTAGCGGAACCATAAAGTTAACTTGGAACCCCCAGTTCTCTGCTAGTGTGTAACTGGTAGGCTGCATAAATTCATCTAATGGTTTCGTATGATTGCCCATATAAAACGGACTAAACGTCATTGTAGATCCATTACATTGTATGTTAGGACCATATATTTGACGTGACGATGCACCATTGTTTTGAAATTGTACAGCCTGATTAGTTACGTTACCAGTCGCAGCTGCTACAGGATTGCTGACATTTGTGTCTTCAGCATAAACAGGTGTGCTTATTGCGAGAAGATAGAGTAAGAGTTTGTAGTAGAATCTGTTTCGATAGTTCTGTCTATTGATATTGTTTCTATTGTGCCTGCATCTCTTGTTGTTATTGATAGATCCCATTCTGTTGCGTTCTCTATTACTGAATAGGTTGTACCGTCTGCACCAATCGCAGCACTTGGTGTAACATTTGTTCCAGACCAAGTTTTGACTTCTGCTCCTAGTACGTCGTGTTCTATCGTTTCTGTAATTGTTTGTGTTGTTGTTGTCGTTGACTGCATCGACCCTGTAGTAAACTGGGGCGTGACAGTATTGGCTCTTGCGATTGCGGGTGACAACAATGCTAAGAGAAGAATCCATGTTTTCATTATTTTGGTTTAGTAGGTTCTTTCTTATCGGTCTTCTTACCATTACCTGTAGACAGCCCAAACGTGGCTAGTGCTCCAGTAAAAATCGAAGCAACGAACGTGATATCGCCTGCGGTGCTTGACTTTTTAATCATAGGCAGCTCAACATAACTTAGTGTAATAATAAACCCTGACCAGATTACAACACCTAGACGCACTGCTGCACCTAGTACTTGCATCTGTTCATCATGGTCATCTACATTTTCTTTGAGCTTTGTAAGGAGTCCTTTTTTTTCTGGCGGTTTTGTCTCCATTTGTTTATCTTACCTTGTATAAATTTTTGTGCTCTTTTTCTAATGTTTTCAATTAGAGG